TTATATCAAGAAATTTAATTTATAAGAATAATCGTTATGAGTAAAGCGAGACGTATTAGAAGACAGCAAGAACGGGCTGTCGCACAGCATGTATCAGTGCTTGGTGAATTGCTTGGAAGGTTTTACACGTTCTTAGAGAAAAAACCAAAACCATCCGATGATGAAGTAAGGTCTGAATTTATTAGACAGGAACAAAAATGGAAATTGTATTGCTTGAATAATCACTTGAATCCACGTGCATCTTTATTGTTTAATCAAGAAGTTGCACAGTCGTGGAAAAGCCGATATGCGAAGCAGAATACACAGATCCAGAATTAGATCCTAAAGTTGCTTCATTAAGAAATGAACTATATGAAAAATACGTAGCTCCTTATTATAACATGATCTATAAGTTATGTATGAACTACACTTATGATCCAGCTAACGTACAAGAAAACTATAATGAAGTTTTAATAAATTTTTTCAGAAGAATTGAAACTTATGACCCAAATAGGTCTATTCATACATGGCTACATATCGTAACCAAACGACAAATTGCAGAACTCGAAAGAAGACGCAATCGTCACAATAACAAAAACGATGACCATGATATTGAAGACTTTTGTAACTACGCACAAGACTCAGAGCCGAGTGCTAATGTAATGGGGATTGACAATTATCGTGAATTGTACAACGATGACATACTTGCAGTCTTGGATTCAATGAAGCCGATTCACAAAGACGCTTTGTTACTCCAGGAGGCCGGGTACTCATTAAAAGAAATAGCTGATATTGAATATAATAAGGGCACGCTAAAATCTCGCAATATTGAAACGGTTAAAAGTAGATTATTTCTTGCCCGTCAGTATCTAAAAAAACACCTTACGAGAGATGGCAAGCGAAAATTTGATTAAACAAACAGTTACCGTTTTCACTGAGATACAAAGAAGATTAGTAGACCCCACCTTTAGGTTTTCACAAGGTGGGGCTACAATCAGAACTCTATCAAACTTTTTAGACTTGTTTGAAAAAGAGTTTGGATCCGTAACAAAGGAACGACTTGTTGATTTTTGCGTCTGCACAGCTTATACTTATCGCAATCGCCAGAACTGGACCGTAAAACAAGCATTCGGACCATCTTCAATTAAGCGATTGAAAGAAAGTAAGCAAGGTAAAGCCTATTATGAGAACTCATGGTTATCAAGTGCTCAATTGAGCAGAGAATATCTTGTAAATCTTATAATTGATAGAAGGGAGCACCCGCAGGCTAAGTACATTTATGTACATTCTGAGGAGGCTTCTAAAAAAAGGCTATTAAACCAAGAGGTTGGGTATTTGCTTTGTCAGACTTCTACATTGGGCTGGTCCCCTGTATCAGACGCATGTAAGCAATGTAACTATACGGAAAAGTGTAAGCAAGCAACACAAAGCAAATTCCCAGAACTCTACCGAATACGTGTAGAATATGGCGAAGCAAACAAGTAATGTCTTAACAGAAGAATTTTTAATGGACCTGTTTTATACCTGCATGGAAAATGACTATATCCTTGCAGTTGTTATGGAGCATGTTCGTAAGGAATATCTGCCGGACAGAGATTTTATTACATTGCATAGTTGCTTACGTTCTTATTACAAGGATTACAAGAAAGCACCCACTTTCAGCATCCTCAAACAGATGATTGCAAACAACAAAAGCGTAGTCTCTTTATTGGATGACATTTATGATAGTGCTTCTGTGATTGAAACTGAACAAATCTTGGAGCAACTGGAGAACTACATTAAACAGGTACGTTTCCAGAAAATCTACAAGGAGGTAGGCGAACTGTACAATAAATCGGGGCATGAAGAAGCCTCAAAGAAATTACAGGAATATACTGAGTGGGCATCCACGTTTAATCTTCGTTCATCAGAGTTTGTAGACGTAATCGACACATTTGGCATTCGTTTCAAGGCAAATCGCCAGAAACATAATGCTGACAATAAAATGTTGCCGATTACTCGATTCTACATAGACGAACTTGATGCAATGAACAATGGACGTGATTTGCGCACCCAGTTAACGTGTTTTATGGCACCTACTGGCGTTGGTAAGAGTCATGCAGCACGTTGGATAGGTAAAAACGCCTGTCAAATAGATGGATTGAATGTACTGCACTTTCAGTTAGAGGGTAGTAAAGATGAGGTAGTTAATGCGTATTCTGCCTCTTTGGTATCTTGTAGTACATATCGTTATGAAACAGGTACAATTAGAGATGTTGATATTGCGCGAATGGAGGCTATGCTCAAAGCTGTGTCCGGCAAACTATATGTAAAATCATACCCTAAATTTAATGCGCATGTATCAACCATTGATATTAGAAATGGCATTCAAGATTTTAAGAAACGCTACGGTATTAATCCTGATGTAGTAATTATAGACTCCATCGACCTTCTTACTGACTCTTCTGGCCGTAAATACGGTGAAAATGGAGAGCGTCACAAACGTATTGCAGTAGCCAATGATCTTAAAGATTTGGCAGCTGATGAAAACGTATGGATGGTTGGCACCTACCAATCTACAATTGAAAATAGAGACTGGTTAAATGATGAGAAGAATGTGCTTACAGAGTTTAATACAGCTGAAGCTAAAGGTCTTGCAAGACCAATGACACATTTGATTACCTTAAATCAATCTGACAGAGAACGCAAGGAACACACCATGCGTCTAAATGTTGCTAAGAGCCGCTTCTTTGAAAAGGGAGAACCATTCAAAATTGCTACAGACTATGAAAATGAGCAATTTTATGATCAAGTGAGGACTATGAATATCAATAAAGCTGGGTAATATGTATATAAGTAGAGAAGATAAAGAGTTCTTGATTAAAGAACTTATGGTAGAACTCAAAGCTAAGCCAGATGGCGGCAATAAGAACTTAATTGTTCCACGTTGTCCCTACTGTGGTAAAGAGGGTGGAAAGTTTGGAATTTATATCGGTAAAGAGACTGATAAAAAGAAACTTTTCATGAGCCATTGCTTCTCATGTCATCATACGACAAAAGATATTAACCAACTTTTAGATGACATAGGCCGACCCGATTTGAAATTGGAAGACACAGCTTCGTTTCAGCCTTTGGAGATCCCTCAATTCTTCTCACTGGAAGAGGAGGAAATTGATGATGAGTTGTCAATTGTGGAAATGCCTGAAGGCTGGAAGCGGTGTTTTAGGAACTCTTATTTACACAGCAGGGGATTTACATTTGATGACTACGAATACTTCCCAGTTGGTACCACAAGAGGTCTTAACTTTAAGTTCGACAATTATGTAGTATTCCCAATTATTGACAATGGCGATACAGTTGGGTATATCTCTCGACATATTTGGGATAAGTCTGAAATAGATGAATACAATAAGAAAGCAAGGCGTAACGGTAAATATGAGATAAGGCGTTACAATAACAGCATAGAAAACGACTTCGTAAAGTTACTGTATAACTATGACTCTATTATTGAAGATGAGACTGATACAGTAATAATTGTAGAAGGAATTTTTGATGTTATTGCTCTTACTCGGAAATTGGATTTGTACGACAATACTCGTATTGCAGTTGTTGCGACCTTCGGCAAAAAGATTTCCAATACGCAGATTTGGAAATTGCAAAGCAAGGGGGTAAAAACGGTCATATTGGGTTATGACGGTGATGCCGTAGATGCTATAAATACAGCAGCCATACAACTCAATGATTATTTTGATGTTTTTATCGCCTACATTGAAGACCCAGATGCAGATTTTGACAGTATGGATTTCTGGGAGATTTTCGATGTGTTTTCTATGTCTTTGAAGACCCCAGTAGAATATAAACTTAATACAGTGCAGATATGAAAGAATTGATTACATGGCTCCAAAACAATAAAATATCCTTCAATGAAATTGACAATGAGGTAATAGAGGTTGTTGGGATGGGTAATATGTTTCTGGAAAATACTGAAAAGATAAATTCCATCTTCAGAACTGATAAAGAAGGTAATCTGATTTTTAATAGCAGTGAGGACCCGGAGGCATTGATGGAAGAAGGTATCAACTATATCGCCTTTAAGTTCGGAGACAACTGGTACTATTATGATTTACGAAAGGACTTCGCATTAAATATCCTAAAGTATGTTGGTACGCGCGTGCAAACTACACATGATTTCCAGTTCGTAAACCTCGGTGTACATACTCCGTTTGAGTTATTGAATGGAAGTTTTATGCCGAAGTTATGGGTTAAGAAAGCAGCTTACTGTGGTCATAAGGCAATTGGTATATGTGACAGGAATACGATGGCAGCTTGCTATAATCTTCAAAAGGAATGCGCTAATGCTGGAATAAAACACATATTTGGTTATTCATTAACTTTTATTGAGGGAGATAATAAAGTAGGAGCAAAAGTTTATGTCCAGTCTCAATCAGGATTACGTAACCTGTTGCGAATCCAAAAGGCAATTATGGTTGATAGTGAAGATAAAACTATTGGATGGAATGAATTGCTTAATCGTGGTGCCGGCAATGTGTTGGTGCTGGACAAGTATTCATCTTATTGGATAAAGGAAAATCCTGATTTAGTGAATGACTTGTTAGATGCGTTTGAACATGTATTCTACCAGGTAGACTTGTCTGAATATAAGGCTGAACGCATTGACATTAAAGTGCTGGAGGCTACTAAATACTATTTTGATAACTTGTATGACGATTCTGAAGTTCGCCCAATCTTGTTGTGCGACTGTTATTATCTCGATAAGGATAATGCTAAAAACAAAATCATACTGAATAAGGTGGCTGAGGGTGCTGCACATGAGCAGAGTGATGATCAATATTTCAAAGATGTTGATGAACATTATGCAGTATTTGAGCAACTATTTGATGCCGATGTGTGGGATGTTGAGGTCTTGTTTCAAGAATGTTGCGATAACACATTAGTGGTTTCTGATGGTGCCGTTGCGCAATTTGAAAACACACGAAACTTCATGCCGAAATACACCATGCTTCCAGAAGAGGAAAAGAAATATGGCACCGTACATAACATGTTTAATCAATTGCTCGAAGATGGATTAAAACGCTTGGTGCCGGAAGACAAGCAAGAAGAATACAGGAAACAGATGGAATATGAAAAATATATTATTGAATCAACCAATAATGTAGATTACCTCCTTGTCCAATATGATACTTGCAATTGGAGCCGACAAAACAACATATTGGTTGGTTGTGGTCGTGGTTCTGCTGCTGGCTCTCTACTGTTGTACTTGCTTGGCATTACATTGATTGACCCTTTACAGTATGGTCTCATTTTCGAGCGTTTCTTGCTTCCAGAACGTGCTGGCTTATATAAAGCTGACACTACCATTATTGGTGAAGACATTGAAACCGATGAGTATGTAGAGATTGAACTGGAAGATGGTCACACGCTAAAGGTTTTCAAGGATGCAGAGCTGATCGTAAAACGGGAGGGAGCTGAAAAACCAATCATTGTATATGCAGACGAACTGCAAGAGAATGACGATATACTATTTGATAACAAGGACGTGCTATTCACTATAAATGAATTGTAACTATGACAATAACCGATGAAATGAAGAAAGCCATTGAGTTGATAGAAACAACCAATGAGAGTGTGTATATTACAGGTAAGGCTGGTACGGGAAAGACCACATTCCTTAAATGGCTGGTTAGTAACTGTAAGAAAAAATTTGTTGTTACCGCTTCCACTGGCATTGCCGCCATTAACGCTGGAGGTGTGACGTTGCATAGTTTTTTGAATATTCCTTTTGGAGTTCATAATCCTAACTCTGCTGTTACTCAATTTAATCATGCAAAAATTGAGTTGATGAATACAATAGATGCTCTAATCATTGACGAAATAAGCATGGTGCGTCCAGATACCATAGATTACATTGACCAAAAGTTACGCATGTATAGAAATAGTGACGAGCCATTTGGGGGCGTACAAATCATCATGTTTGGCGATTTGTATCAACTGCCACCTGTTGTTACAAACAATGAAAAAGACATCCTCCTCCAGTTCTATCGTGGCGTGTACTTTTTCTATGCGTATGTATTCAGAAAGCATGGATTTCATATTGTTGAATTAAATCATATCTTCAGGCAAACTAACCCAAGGTTCATTGAAATATTGAATAACATACGTTCTTATAAGTTGACACAAGAAGATATTGAGGATCTGGAGGTGTTACGAGATAGAAAATTAAGTGAGGAGTACGATAATCAGTATATTCATATTTGCTCATATCGTAAAGATGTTCAACGTATAAATGAGGAGCTATTGGGAACACCAACCCACACCTATTATGCTACAATTGAAAAAGATTTCAATTTAAGTTCCGTACCATGTGATAGAAAATTGTCATTACGTGTTGGCGCACGGGTGATGATGTTAATCAATGACAAGGCTCACGTCTACTGTAATGGTTCTCTGGGCGTAGTTGTAGGGCTGGATGATAAAGTAGTCAGGGTGCAGTTAGATAATGGCTGTACGGTGGCCGTAGAGCGTTGTGAATGGTCTGCACAAGAATATAAGATGAAGAATGGTAAAATTGTAAGTGAAATTAAAGGAACTTGTAAACAATTTCCTCTAACATTAGCGTGGGCAATTACTATTCATAAAAGTCAAGGCTTAACTTTTGACAATGTAGTAGTTCATACAAAAGGAGTGTTTTGCCCCGGACAGGTATATGTTGCGTTAAGCCGATGTACATCACTTGAAGGCATAATTTCCGATGTTTTTATCGACCATCGTCATATCCTCCCAGATGACGAATTATTAGCATTTGAAAAGGCTTATAATGCCACGCACAACTTCTTTAATAGAGAGACTTATAAATTGATGAGACAATGAAAGTTGTTAGTGTACAAACTAAAAAAAGCACAAAGCCAATCCCCGTGATAGATTGCTTTGTTGACTCTGGATATTTACAAGGGCCAGGTGGACAGCTCCCAGATGTGGATGTCGATTATCAATCAGATAAACGTCAAGAGGTTAAGGAGTATATAGAACATCGTTATAACCACGACAACAAACAAAGGGTATTCTCTGCTGGTACTGTAACTACATTAAAAGTAAAGGCTGTGATTAAAGACGTGGCCCGTACTATGCGTATTCCACCAGCATTGGTCAATTATCTGACAGCAATTTTTGATGATGATAAGATGACCTATACAGACATTTTCAAATTGGCAGCACAGAACAAAAAGGTGGCAAAGTTTATTGCTGACTATCCGCAGTTATTTGAAGATATACGCACACTTATGTTTCAACCGCGCTCAGGTTCAATTCACGCTTCGGCATTGCTGGTTACACCTGATGAAAAAGATGGAGAAGATGTTGAGTGCTTTGATTTTGTTCCAATAAAAAAGGTGGACAATATTCTTGTGTCTGAGAATGACGGTTATGAACTTGATGAACTCGGTCTTCTGAAGAATGATTGCCTTGCAACAAAAGAGTTATCTAAACTTCAAGCAACGATGGCTATCTGCAATCAAGAGTATGGCACTAACTTATCGCTTGAATCTTTGGCTACTGGTGCGCTTGATGATGAAAGAGTGTACCAATTGCTTGGACAAGGTTATACACAAAATGTCTTCCAGTTCTCTTCTCGTGGTATAACTAAGTTTCTCACGCAGTTAAAGCCTACTTGTATAGGAGACCTTATTGCGGCAAATGCTTTGTATCGTCCGGCAACAATGGGAAACTTGGATGAATTTGTTAATAGAAAAGATAAACTGGTCGCGCCCACTTATCTTTGGGGAACGTACAATGCTCTCAAAGACACATTTGGAGTTGTGGTGTACCAGGAACAGATTGTTCACATGGCCCGTGAGGTTGGTAATTTCAGTCTTGGAGAGGGCGTAAATCTTGTGAAGTTCATTTCAAAAAAGAAGACTGACAAGATTTTGGCAATGAAAGACAAATTCATGACTGGAGCAAAAGAAAATGGGTGCCCTAAAGAAGATGCAGATGCTATATGGGCGCAAATCGAAGCTGCTGGAGCATATTGTTTTAACAAGAGCCACGCTACTGCTTATGCCGTTACATCATACGTTGGTGCATATTTGAAGGCTAATTATCCAACTGCATTCTATACTGTGGCATTACAATGGGCAGATGACGATGAACTTGTTACATTGATGGGAGAGATGGAAGCATGTAGCAATGCAAAGGTTGTTCCTCCAGATATTAATGTAAGTGAAGACGCTTTTCATACAGATTATGCAACGGATTCGATATTCTGGTCCTTATCACGTGTCAAGCAACTCGGAACTAAGGCTGTGCAATGGATTATGGAAGAACGCCGTAAGAATGGAGATTTCACAAGCATCAACAACTTCATTGACCGAATATTCAAATACAAACTGAAAAAGTATGAATATTGGGATGATCCTGATAATGCAGAAGAAGCTACTCGATGTCCAGTAAATGCGAGATGTGTCCTAAACTTGATTCTTGCCGGGTGTTTCGATAAGGTTGAACATGCTGAATCAGTAGTAGAACGATATGCTATTATTGAAAAAGCTGCTGAACATTTAGGGTTTGAAATTAAAGAAAAAGACTTTCCAGCAGATATGATTAACAAGCATTATTTCTGGAGTCAGCAGCAAATCGTGGTGTCTGGCATTGGTGCCATAGATTATAAAAGAATATATGATAACTCTGAAGCAAAGGCTCAATTGAAAGGTAAGGCTTCCTATGCAACTTTAAGAGACGTTGCTCCTTTGGAAGCAGAAGATAAGAAAGTGGCAATTTGCGCTACAGTTGTTGATGTTGAAGAACGCAAATTCACAAGTAAAAAGACAGGTGATATTGAAGTTTTCTGTAAAGTCACACTCCAGCAAAACAATGATATTTGCGAATGTGTGATTTGGCCGGAAGAATATGCTCAACATCGTGGTGCGTTAATGAATGCCAAAAATAAATTGATCGTTTTCTCTGCAACTATCAAGTACAGTGATTATGAAGGCAAAAATAATCTTCAATTTAACAAACGTAGTGTATTAGAAGTTGTGTAATGAAACCAACCATTTTAGCAATTGTAGGGCCGTCTGGAAGCGGTAAAACGTCATTGGCCGAATATCTAAAGAAAATGCTGGATGTTCCAGTCATTGTTTCATATACCACTCGCCCAATCAGAGAGGGTGAAGTTGACGGTGTAGACCATCATTTTGTGTCTGAGTGTGATATGCCTCCAAAGGAACAGATGTTAGCTTATACTAAGTTTGGTGGCTTTCATTATTGGTCGCAAACGAGCCAAGTTCCCGAAAATGGAGTATGTAGTTATGTGATTGATGAAAAGGGGTTACTGAAACTGTGGGAAAAATTTGATCAACAATACCGAATCGTGCCAATCCTTATTAAAAGAGACATTGAGTTATTGCGTAAAACTGTCTCTCCAGAGAGATTAAAACGCGATAAAGTTCGAGTTACTATTGAAGATGCAGCTTACAATGCGATTATAGAAAACAATGGTACACTACAAGAGTTTTTGACAAAGGCATTACAAATAATACAAAAATTGATATAATATGGCAGCACCAAAAGAAGAGAATCCAATTCTCGTAGCATTCACTTTAGACTTTGAGACTGGTGGGCTGAAATGTCAAACATCAGCCTGCACCCAGATTGCAATTCATGCAACTCGTTTGGACACATTTGAACGTCTCGGTTCGTATGTGAAATATATTTATCCATACAACCAAAAAGAAATCAAAGGCGTTACTGCAAAACGCAAAGTGCTTAAAAACAAGCATGACATTGAAGAAGAGAAGCCTATGGATTACGAATCAAAGGCTCTGGAATATTCCGCTATTACTATGGACATGCTCTATAATATGGGTGTGGATATTGTAACGGTAGCAAATGAAGTGGTCCAATTTATTGCCGACCATACTCCTAAAACTCCAAAGAATATGAAACCGTTTCTAATCGGACAGAATGTTGATTTTGATAAAGGTTTCTTTATGCAAATGATGGAATATGCTGGTCTTGTCAAAGAAGTTTCTAAACATCTGAGAGGACACGAAGACTTCTATGGGCATTGGCAACCAGAT